CGGAGGGATAAATTTCCGCCACTTCCTTTTTCTTCGGTCAAATTAGCCCAATCTTTGTTTTCAACTATATCCCAAAGATCACTATAATATCGTCCCCAATATTCTACATCTTCTTTTGATACGCATTCTTTTAAGATTTCTGTTGAAAAATTATAGCCATGCTTTTTCAGATGAGCAGTCCAATATTTCCCACTGCCAGGATATGAATATGGGTTTTTTGATTTAGTGTATCCTAAATATTTTAGGTTAGTAATATTATGAGTTTTTATATATAAGTAATACATATTGTCTCCTTACTTTTATTTAGTAAGGAATCCACTATCATTGACTTATATTATTAATCATAGGAAATATTTTAGAAATAGCCTGTGCACAGGCCTTTGCTATTTCTATGTGCTCTAGTTGGGTACCGTTTGCAGATCTGACCTCGCAATAGTGTATCCAACTCCTTAAAGTTCCGTTGACATAGAGTCGGCTTTCCATAAGGCCTTCAGGCAGCACTACTCGAGCTTGTTCTTTTGCAATACCATTCCTAATAGCCCATTCATAGGCAGACTTAGCAGCATCAATTACTTGCTGCTGTTTGATTTGCCAATGGTTTTCTAAGATAGGGTCGTCTACTGCAATGCTATTTTGTCTATTAGTGGTATCTTGCAGCCTAGCTTCACGATATACGAAATTAAGATCGCGAGTTGGGTCAGCATAGCGTTGACTGAACTCTTGAAAACTAAAACTACGATGCCTTAGTATTTGTCTAGCAATGTCCCTGGTTGTAGTGATTTCTAAACAAGCTGACACCATTTCTAATGGTGACCAATGTTGGTGCTTGATTAGGTAACGTATTAGTTTTTCACTAGTTTCGGTGTTGAGTTGATTACTAGGATTACTAACACGAGCACAATAAGCAACAAGATCTTGTAGATCAGGTACGAGATGCCGATCATAATCCACCAGCATTTCTTTGGAGGCTTGGGAATAATTAACTAATCTTACTCGCATATCTTTTTTAAGATCTCATTAGTTTGTGGTTGAATTTTTTCTGCGATGTCTTTTATATTGATATTGAAATTAACATTTTTTATATAAGGGCCTAGTTCGTTAAATTTTTCCTGAATATGTTCTTCTAAAATATCTGGATCAATGCCTTCATTTAAAAGGTCGTCTATGTTAATTTCAACTTGTGTGCCGTCAATCAATGATAATGATATCGTTTTGACAATATTGATAGGAATACGTTCTGTATTGATATCTTTAATTATATTACGCCAATGAACCTTGTGGGAGACATTAACCTTTTTTGGCTTTGGTTTTCTTTTTGGGTTCTGGGTTGACATTATGCTGGGCCGGCATTAAACTTGCGGCTTCTTGTTCTAGGTTGTCAGCTTCAGCAAGTAACCTTGCTGCATCTGCTCGCATACGTCTAGCTTGGTCTAAACGTTGTACAGCAAGGTCTTGATCGGTCAATACTCCGTCAGACAAAGATTCTACTTGATCAGGTTGATTCCGTAAAGAGCTGTTTTGTTTTTTTGTCTTTGGTGTACTCTCTAACTCAGCCATGCGTTTAACAGCATCCTCGCCCTTGGCCATCTCATTTAAAATTGTGTTTAACTCATTCAACATAATAGAACTACTTTTGTTTGGAGTAATTTTAATAGCATTCGTAGCGACTTTTTTAATCAATCCTTGCTTGTGAAGAGTTTGCAAACAGTTGTTGCCGTCTGGCATAATGTGCGTAAAAAGTGCGTCGCTAAGGTTTTGAGATTGTTGTCCTCCTGGACTTTCTAAAACCTTCATGACTTCATCATGCACCATTCTAGGTAGAAGATCACTGTAAGTAACCAAACACATATGATCTTCACCTGGTACTTCTCTATATAACAGAACAATTTTTTTATTGTTATGACTACCTATATGCTTAATCATTTTTGCCCTTATTCTTTAGTAGAACTAGTGTCTGTTGTTTGTGATTTAGCTTGTGATTCAGTTGACTCTAAAAATTTAGTTAGACGATCGTAAAGAGCACCCACAACTGATAACTCGTTAGCTTTCCATACACCGCGTTCAGTTACTACTCTTATTACTTCAACAACTGCACTGATATCAGTAAGCGTTATTGTTGCTTTATTATCGCTGGTAGATTCTTGGTTCATTGATAACTCCTTTCAGTTATTTAATCTCGCATAGGTCAACGGAATTTATTTATTTCCGACAAGGACATGGCAAAATAGCTGGCTTCACCATGAATTTCAAAAGCCGCTACCTTACATAAGTCTAAGTTTTTTCTTTCACTATTAGGGAGGTAATAATAGTCACCAAAGTAAAACCGACCAGTAAGATTCTCCCATATCCAGTTAACTATATTTTTATCATTTGCATAAGAATCAAAAGTCACAATCTCAAAATGAGGTGGGCAATGTGTTAATTGCCGTTGTGCAATTAACTCAACCATTAACTGTTTGTTTTCTATCATCTTCAATAATGATGTTAGGACGATCAAGATCCTCTTGCGACACTTCAGGCATGGTCAAACGGTCCTCAAGGCACACTTGAGCCGCATCAATAAATGTCTGCATCAAATGCGTTTGTTTGGTGATGTCGGCAATTTCAGCTGAGCGTGCTAGATCATCTAGCGCCTGCTCACAACGGAACAAGCGTCGCTGAAGTTCTAGCACTAGTTCTCGTGCCGCCTTGATATTGGTAATATCTTTGGGATTGATAATTTCCATTATTACTTAGCTCCTTTCACAGCGTCCTCGTATATAGCATGAATACCAAAGGGCGGCTCAGCATTGCGATTGCCTTTAATAATCCATACAGTGTCGCAGTAGTTCTCGTCACCCCAGGAACCATACGGCGTGCCATCAGTGAACACAATAAACTTCTTAGGCTCAATACTTGCCTCTTTCATGTATTCCCAATTAGCCATAAAGTCAGTGCCACCACCACCTTTGGGTTCGTAGTTGGCAATAGAGTCCATGTTCTCACTGGTAAACAACTGATCGTTGTAGACTTCAGTATCAAAGCTCCACACGCGAATCCGATACTCCTCGTAACTTTCCATGATACCTTGAATCTCACTCAAAAAGATCTTGAGTTCAGTTTCACCTATGCTACCAGAAGTATCAATAGCTACACAGATATCAATCTGCTCTCCAGGCTTCATGCCAGGCAAAATGGCGTCCATATGCCAACTACGACGACTGGGCTTGAGCCAAGTATAGTCTTGCTTGATGGTGCTTTGAATTTGTTGTAGCAACAATTCGCGCCAGTCAATCACAGACTCAGTCATGTCCTGGATTAGTCGCTTGACACCAGCAGGAACATTACCTGCGCCTGCGGCCTGTGCTGCCTGTAGTACAGCATCTTTGATCTCGTCACGCAGTTCCTTGGCTAGTTTTTTGCTAATTCGCGGTCGGCCGCCTTCACCATCTTCGTTCTCGCCGTCGCCGTCATCATCCATGTCCAAGTGCTCATCCAACACCTGCTTCATGAGCTCGCTGAGCGGAATCTTTTTTGCGTTTTTGAACAAGTCATCGTAGACTTCTTCAAAACTCATACCGCGATACTTGGGGTTCAACAAGATAGGTACCTTGGTGATCTTGGTACCAATGTTGTGATCTACCAAGTCTTGATTGACGCAGTAGTCAGCAGCAATGTTACTGAGAATAGGGTCACGATGTTCGCGACGGCTTAGGTGATCATATACTACGTGCAAGACTTCATGTCCAAACAAGAACTCACACTCGCGTAGACTAAGCGAATTGATAAAGTTACTGTTATACCAAAAATGACGTCCATCAGTGGCAGCAGTAGCACACCACTCATCTGCGTTCTTGAGCTTGAGACGAGTAGCCAAGTTGCCAAAGAACCCTGCCTTAAGCAAGAGACCAACACGAGCAGTAATCAACTTCTCTAGTGCGGCTGCGTTGACTTTGGGGTCAGTAACAGTTTTCTTAGCAGACTTTTCTGCTACAGTAGTATCTTCACGTGCCATACATGCTCCTTTAAGATATTTACATTATACTTTATTGCAGGGCAGCTGTCAATTTGAAAATTCTGGGTTTTGCAAGGGTTGTGGTAAATAACATACACTCCAAAGCGTTTATAAGGTGAAAAATATGAGTCAAACATGTGATTATGGTTGTGGGCAACCAGCCGTTTACAGTACAAAATCCAGTAGATCCAGCGGATTTTTTCAAGGTCGTCCTATACATCGTTGTGCTCGAAGTCATCATCAGTGTCCTGCTATTCAAGCTAAAAAGGTTCAAACCAGTTTAGATCGGTATGGTACAGAGTACCCCTGGCAAACTGAAGAAGTAAAACAAAAGAAAGAGACCACTAGTTTGGAAAAATATGGTGCCAAAAGTTCCTTGCTCAACGCCGAAGTCAAAGAAAAAAGACGATTGACCATGTTAGAGAGATACGGAGTTGAAGAACCCACAATGAATGATGACATCAGATTACGAGCTGCTGCTGGTGTTAGACAATCGTACATTGATGATCCTGATTTAGCACAAAGACAAGTTCAATCAAAGAAACTTAAGTATGGAGAAGATTTAGCAGAATGTGTTGCTAAATCTCGAGCTACACAAATCGCTAATGGGAGATGGGTAGATCCTGCTAGTAGAACCGAGTGGGGCGAATACAAGTTTCGCGTCAAATACCTTACTGCTAAGACATATAAGCAATTCAAGCATGTTATCAACCCCGAGGGTTTACCAATTGGTCGCTGTGAGTATCAAATAGATCACATCTATTCTATTAGACATGGGTTTGAAAATTCTGTTGCTCCTGAAGTAATCGCTAGCATTCACAACCTACGAGTGATCTGGCACGTTGACAACAAGAGCAAGCATATTAGATCTGACCAAACACTTGACGAGTTAATGGAAAAGATAGGGCACTAGGCCCTATCTACTAGTTGGCGTTACTGACCGCTGCCACTACGTAACGGCCAAATTTTCGATGAAACTCATCGAAGTGCTTGAGCTTGCCAGGCACGAACGGAATACTGTAGGTGGTAATTGCAACACGAGCCGCCATAACTACAAGCTCAGTATTGAAATTATCCATAATGAAACGGAAGAAGTTATCGGCCATTCCATTCCACTTGTCCAACTTGCCATTTGCCTTGTCATAAGCATCTTTAAGCTCGTAGCACAGGCTAATAGTCAACGAGTACATAGCAGACACTTCTTTGACTTTGAGCTCAGTTACTTTGCCTGCCAGCACTTCAATAGGATCAGGCATCTGTCCACTTACCTTGCGGTGAGCCATAAACTTCACCGCCATACCTTCGCCAACAGCACCAGCCACTAAATCGGTGAGACCGGCATCATTGTCCTCGTCCAACAACTCGCTGACAAAAGTCCACGAACGAGGAGTAGCAAAACTACGACCTGCCGAACGCGGGTCAAAGTCAAACAAGTCACCTTTAGCAAAACTCAAATAGCCAACTACATCTTTATGAATGCGATTGTTCACAGCCCAGGTCTGCCAAGAGTCAAAGTCCACACGCATTTCTAAGTGAACAAAGCGATTAGCCAGCGGACTTGGCATACGATAAGTAACACCTTTGTCGCTGTCGCGATTACCTGCCGCCACCATAACTACATTGTCAGGCAAATGATACTTGCCTACACGGCGATTCAAAATCAGCTGATAAGCCGCAGCCTGAGTAGCCGGGGGAGCCGAGTTCATCTCGTCCATGAACAAGACAACGATGGGATACTGACTAGCAGTTTCAGCGTCAGGCAGTTCAATCGGGGGAGCCCAATCCATCTTGCCATTGTCTTTGTTGTAAAACGGGATACCACGCAAGTCAGTAGGCTCCATCTGACTCAAACGAATATCGATCATAAGTCCGCCCAAGTCCTCAGCAATGCCAGCAACTAGTTCTGACTTGCCAATACCCGGAGGGCCCCATAGGAAAACAGGGCGTTGACGCTTGAAGCAACGAAGTAAAGCACGACGAGCTTCTACACTAGTAACTGTACGATTTTCGCTTACTACTGCCATTTAAGGCTCCTTTGTGTTAATGAACAACTATTATAGAACAGATTCCAATCACAGTCAAATCTGTGTGATCAAATGGATTCACAAAACCAATGCTCTCGCTCGATCTTGCGACGAGCTGCTAACATAGCATTTCGTAACTTACGCACTTCCGGGGTATTGGCAGCAGAGATGCCACCTAATGCTCGGAGTTTAAGTAGAGCAGCATCACGGCGCTGATAAGTTTTAACAGCAGCCTCGGGCACTAAAACTTAGCATTTACAGCAGGACTAGTATAAACTATACGCATTTCGCACTCCGTTTTGTTACTGTACCACTATTATAGCTGAAATCAATAACCCAGTCAAATGACGGGTTATTTTGGTGTGTTGCGTAAAAGCAACAAAAAACCCTGTGTAGTGCAGGGTTAGAGTGCTTAAATTCTAAGCAGATTACTTGGTTTTTGGTGCTGCCGCGTTGACAAAAGCGTACATCTTTTCCGCAGTCTGAAGCACTTGGTCCAAGCCAGGAAACTCAGGCATACCAACTTTAGTGGTGATATTACCTTGTGCATCTTTGCTTACACTCAATTCCCAACCATGGAATTTGCTGTGGTATTCTTCGGCTACCAAGTCTTTGGCCATCTTTAGAATATCTGTTCTCAACTCGTAACCGTTACGAGTGAATTTTACTTCTGGTGCCTTAGGCATGTTGAATAGTTCAGCAGACATAATTTTCTCCTTTGTGTGTAAATGTGTCTAAATACTACATGATTATTTATGTCGATAGCAAGTCTTACGACGATTATTTGGGGTGATGAAATCCCATTCTTCACCCAAAACTGTTTCTCGTTCTAGCATTTCATCTATGGCTACCACAGCACACAAGAAGGCAAGAACGCCAAATGCGAATAGTAATGTTGGTTCCATTACTATCGTCCCATCAACTTCACTGCACTTTGCCATTTGCCACGGCGAGTAAGATGACTGGCTACTAGTCCAGTACACCATACTTCATAAAGCATTTTAAGAAAAGTCATTGCCCGGCTCCTGTGTTATGATTGCTCATGTATCTGCGAGCACGAGCTTGACCGCTGGCTTCCAAGGCCAAGTAAATTTTGTGAAACACTGCTAAGACATAGGTAATCATTTTAGTTCCTTGTGAGAATTGTATTCAAACTCTTTGATGTAGTTATCTAGAGTGGCCGCATCAGTTATACTGCGACGTGCCAAATATGCTTCTAAGCGTGATTGGTAATCATCTTGCGGAAACATTTCGGCTAGGCGCTCAAGGATGTTGAGCATGAATTGTGTAATAAACATTTTATCCTCTGTAAATGTGTATGCTGCTATGCAGCATAATTATTTATCAAGGTCAGAGCTGTTGTCTAAATACTTTTGTAAGTCGTTATCATATAGAATTAGAGTCATACTAGTACGTTCGTCAAAAACTCTAAGTTCATTTTGGTAACTTATATAGTAGGGAGCAGGCAAATATTTCTCCATCAGCAGGAGGGTTTTTGGTAGGATTTTTTCTTCTATAGGGTGCTTATAGTGCATGATTTCCACATGCTTGGTGCAGAATTGAAAGCCTGTTTTAGTAAGACGCATACTAGACGCGTTAAGTGGATTAAAAAACCAAACTTTGCGAAAATGGTCTATGTTGTCCCTTACAGTGCCAAAGAAAGGACTATCAGCATA